CGCAGGATAACGGTCAAGTCCTTGACCTCCCCATCAATTTGCCATCCGCTGGCAAGACCGCCTGCCGCGCCTTTACGGTTGTATGTCGACTGCGGTGGCTTCGGTGGGTAGATAGCCGATTGCGTCTTGAGGTATAGCGCACCACGCTTAAGCCCTGCCTCCAGTAGTTTATCACTCTTAAGGTCATTTATGCGGTTCAAGATGTTCTTTGATCCGCTTAGGTTTACGTTTACGTTAATGCTCATTCGTTATCCCTCAAATATTCTGGCAGGAATTGCGGTTCAACCCAATTGACCCAACACCGACAACGGGGATGTGCAGGCGGTGGGAGTTGCCACCCTTCACCGCGTGGCTTATTGTGATTCGCTCCGCATATCGGACAAACGCGCTCATCCACCGCTGTGAACCATACGGCAACCAAGTCGATTCCCTCATTGCGAAGCTGGTTAGCTATGAACGCCTCGCCTTCATAGTTCGCACGGGTGATCTCCGTGCTGGCAACCATCTCCGCTCGTGATGGGGATACGATGCGCCCAAGCCGTTCCCGTAGCCACTCCAAGCCTACTTCGGGATCAACACGGTATTCAGCAATATAGCGGTCTATCTGGCGTTGGTTCGTTTCGCTCATATCCGTAACCAGCGTATTGACCCACCGCTGTGCCCAGTTTTCCGCACTATCGGTCACGATGTCATCTGCGACGGCAAAGGCGCGTGTTAGTTCCAAGTTTTCCGCACTTTCGGCAAACACAAAGCCAATGATGGGGGTTAACTCCCTACGGTATTGCGCCCGTATGGCATTGTAAAATTCACCCCATTCGGGTTGCGCCTGTAGGAACTTGTCTTCATCGTAAAGCACGTTGCCAAACATATCCAACGGAAACAAATCCAGAAGCGTCGCACGCGCCTCTTTGTGGATACGGTTTAGCTCCCGTTGGATGGTGGCTTCGTACTCATCACGGTTCAGGAATTGTGGCATAGGTAGCCTCGCACGTCTGCAAACACCACCTTGACCTCATCCATCGTGGTCATCACGGCGAGCGCGTTCTTGACCATTGCCACCACGTGCGTGGGCAAATCATCCGCTGTGAAGTCTAACGCTTTTTGCGCCTTGCCGTGCTTATAGCGGTTCAGTGCCATCCGTTGCCATACGTCTAGCTCATCAAGGTATTTTTGCGTTTGCACGTCCACACCCATTGTCTCATCGTCGTTGGGTTGTGCTGGCGTTTCGTCTTCGCCTTCTTCTTCCATCTCCTCGACTTCCTCATACGCTGGCACGGTGTCGTAACCCAAGTAGGCACGCGCTTCTTCACGTGTGATGATACCCACCATCGCCGTATCCGCACCGATTAGAGACTTGACCACGTTGGCACGCTCCAGTTGCAATTGCTGGTAAACATCCAAGCGGTCCGCTTCAAATTTGATAGCATGCCCCAAACGGAACTTGTCGAATAATTGTTGGTTCAGCTTATCCGCTAGGAACATCGCCTCTGGGATGATCGTCTTGTCGTAGAAGTGAAGGTCGTCCTGCCGTGCGGTGGCATAGTTGCTGGCATTAGAGAATAGCAACGATTGTGGGATACCCATCGCCGTGCTGATGTCTTGACGCTTTGCATCCGTTAGCGCAGGAACGGTCAAGTCCCCAATATCCGTGCCCAACGTTTGGATGCTGGTTTGCGTGCCAACGGGTAGGATGCTAAAGGCGTTGCGTATGCCGTTCAGCGTGCGTTCAAACCATGACTTGACGCGCTGTTGCTCCACTTCCTGCAAGTTGTTAAAGCCTTCGATAGTCAACACCGTAGGCTTAATCGCACCGCGCTCAAAAAAGAGTTGCCCGTACATATCCATGTTGTAAATCATCTGCGCGCTTGCCAATGCCGTGCTGGCGAGCGATTGCCCGTGCCCCGTTTCGCCGTTGCGATTCGGTAGCCAGATATAGCCAACGGTGTCGGCAGGGTGGTATTCCTGCTGATTATTGAAGCTCCGCTTAAAGCCTAACAGTTCACCTGTACGGGTATCAAAGTCAGGGCGCATGCTGGCAGGGTGCAATCGCTTAAACCCGTATACGCGCCGTGTTCGTGTTCCGCTAATCGGTATGAAGTAGGATGCGCCATACAGAACCATATCGCCTTCGACATAGTTCAGGAACTCCGACCACCCAAAGCCCTGTAAGACCTCATAGCCACCATCATCTAATGCCCCTGCCTCCGTTTGCACATCCGTTCCATCAGGGGTATAGATGCAAAACGGCATAGAGCCTAAAGCATCAGCACGCAAATCAACAGCACGCCGTAACCATGCCACACGACGGTAAAGCATGTCGATAGTTAGCTGGCTCTCGTGGTATCCCAACGGACTAAAAGCGTCGGGAGTCAACTTGTGTAGCGGTATCCCTTTGACGTATCTCAAATCAACTACCATAGTATTGCCCTCGCACTCATTCGCAAACCAGCATGATACGCCAGTGCCAGTGCCACCACCGTATCGTCGTGCGCCCCCGACGGTGCGCTGTATTGGTATACGCCACTAGGGGATCGGCGCATCGTATACGACTGTAACTCATTTAACAGCGTGGCATTGTCTGGCAGGGTGATGGTCATCTGTTCAAATGCCAATTGCAACGTGTTCACCAGCTCCACCTTGCTGGCATGCGTCATCGTGAAGCCCTCTACTGGCAAGCCCAGCCGTTGCAACGCTTCTACATTAGGCGAGCCGATGCTGTTTAGTTCCGCAACGATCAGCACGGGGTTAAGCCGTTGTGCCATCGCTTGCAAGCGTGATCGTTGCACGTCCCACCCTATCTGATTAAACCTGTCTACTTCTATCACGGCTTTGGTGGTCGCGTCCATAGCCACGATCACCGTGTAATCGCGTTCCTGCCCCCAGTCCACACCGAACACGATGCGCCCCCCAATGGGTGGCATAGGCTTCACAGCATCCGCAACACGACGGAACACCGCGCCCCCGCCCTCCAAAAACTCTGCTAGGTATTCCTGCCTGAACACCGATTCTGGCACTTCACCCTTGATACGGTCCAGCTCCGCACTGCTATTCAGTGGGTTGTCGTATGACGTATAACGGTAGCACACCCACATATCATCACCGTCGTGGTGTTGGCTATACAGATTGTAAAGCCAGTTGCGCCCGTTGGGTGATGTGATGAATAGCGCGTCCCCCAACGTGGTCAAGAGCATGGGTTGCACCACCTCCGCCCATACGGATGGGTGCATGAAGGCACATTCATCCAGGACAACGAAGTCAAGACCAGCACCGCGTAAGTTGTCTGGAATATCAGCACTTTTCACCTCAATTGCGCCATCGTTAAACTGGATGGTCAGGCGCGTGCGGTTAATCTGTACAGTCGGCAAGTCCCGTAGGATGTTGGCAAGGCTTTGGAACACGGCTAACCCCTGCTTAAACGTCGGAGCAATGTACCAGCACGTTTGCCCCTTTAGCATCCTGAATAGCAACGCCACCTTTGCCAGCTCTGTCTTGCCAAACCGCCGTCCACAAATGACCACCCGAAAACGATGCTTGTCGTTGAGGATGGTCATTTGGTTCTCGTGGGGCTTAGGTATCGTTAAGCGTACTGTCGCCATCAAGCTCCCCTTCAGCAACGTAAGCCACTTGGTCTATATCGACTTTGCGCAGGTCATAGCCCACCGACACCATGTTGTCCCTAACACGTTCAGCATCTTCATAGGTGTCGCAGATCACCACGTTATCGTTTTGGAATTGCACCACGAATTTGTACAGGATGGGCTTGGTCTTACGCATAATCGGTGGGTACATCCTGCTCTCCGAACACAATCTCTATCCGTTGGGGGCTATGGTTCGTAACCTGCTTCACAGGCGCGTCAAGCCCCAACAGCTTCGCCTCCCGTTCCTGCACGCGGATTAGTTCCTTAAGCGTCGTGATGCTCTTAGAGTTCTGGTAGTCGGCATGCAATCGCTGGCGGATGAAGTCAAGCTCCGCTAGGTGCTTCACAATCGCCTCGTCCATTGTCTCCAGTTGCGATTGCTTCCATACGCTCTGAATGTGCTTAATGTCGCGGTTCACAGTGGCAAGACCAACACCTAGCGTTTTAGCGATCACAGGTTGTGTTGCCCCTGCTAGGTACATTTGCGACACCTGTGTTCGCCGTTGCTCCACTGTGAACTTGCCTTGTGCGTCTGCTGGCATGTTTCCGTTTCTCGTTTTTCCGTCAAATTAGACTAGGTTCTAAGCCCTTGATGAGCGAATGGGTCGGAATTGCACCGCCCTGCGCCAATGGTCTTGGCGTTGTCACTATTGACCATCCGCTAGTTTTACACCTTTGTACATTCT